TGACCGCACCGCTCGGCAGCGAGTTCAGCAGGCCGAGTTGGTTCGCGTAGGTAGCGGAACCATCGCCCTTGAAGTAGGCGTCGTCCTCGGCGATCGCCTGAGCTTCGGCGATGCTGCGAGCGATGTCATCGGCGATGTTGACCGCCGAGTCCATGAGCAGTTCACGAGAGACCTGAAAGAGCGCGCCGTACTTCTTGGCAACGAGCGTGACGTTGCCGTAGTTGTTGTCACCGGTCGCGATGGTGCCGGTCTCGCCGATCGGGGTCATGGCGTTGATCGCGGTCTTGCGAGGCACCTGAGCCACGTCGCGAGCCATCGGCACCACGTTCGCCACCTTGCGAGCGATGCCGTACTTTTCGGTCAGCCACACGAGATTCGGGATGAACTCGATCGGCACAAGAGCGCCACCGAGCTGCTGATTGAACTCGACGGCGGTCTTGCCGACGATGTCGAGGTCGGCCTTCTTCGAGGCGTACTCGGCGTTGTTGAGGAGCGAGAGACGAGCCCAAGCGCCGAACATCTCGGCCTGATCTGCACAATCGAAAGCGGCCTTGCCCGAAGCGACCTTGCGCTCGTAGGCCTTGCGTGAAGCGTTGCCGATGGTGAACATGTGGGGTTCCTTGTTGATGTCAATCGCGGCGTGCGGAGCCTTCGTCCCCTTGACGGAGGCCACGTCGTCGGCGATCTTGATGGTGCTCTTGGCGTTCCAGACCGCGTCCACGTCGATGGCCGCACCGGCTTCGTCTGAAAACTCGATGCCTTCGGCAGCGAGCGTCGCGACGTGAGCCTTCGCGGTTTCGAGCGTGACTTCGCCGGTCAGGCCGTTGGCCTTGAGCGAGTCGATGAGAGTCTTGCGGGTGAGCATGAAGTGAATCCTGCCGCAGTTGCGGCGGTTGACGATTCACTGCTCAGAACCCGACACGGGGAGCGACGTAGACGCCTAGGTCGCTCGCGATGCCTGCCGTTCGCAGGTGTATTCGATTGAAGCCTGCACGAGTCGTGTGAGTCTGCGTGCAGGTGGAGGAGGGATGTACGGTCAGTATACCAGCGTCAACGCAGCACGATCACACGCTTCGGACGAACGCCGAAGTCGGCGATCACGCGATCGGGCACCTTCGCGTCGATCAAGGCCTTGCGGCTCTTCTCAGCGTTCTCCGCCGCCGCGTCGACGTTGCTGCTCATCATGCGGCAGGTCACGTTCATCGGCATCGCGGTGTACGACACTTCGAGCACCTTGCACGAACGCACGATCGACTCGATGCCGGGATACGCGGCCTTCTCCGCCGGCGTCGGGTTGCCCCAGTCGAGAGCCTCGAATCCGATGCTCATCGCGAGCGTGCCAGCCTTCGCGAGCGCCACGCAGGCCTTGACGTACGGGTTCGTCATGTCGTCGTGGAAGACTCCACGGCACAACCAGCCGCCCGGCGTGAGGCTCATCGACCGACACACCGCGACCGAACTGCAAACGTCGTACTGGTGATCGACGAACAGGTTTCGGTTCGTGCCGAGGTACGACTGCATGTCGCAGCCCGTCGGCACCACGACTTCACGCTCCAGGTCGACCGCCGCCGTGTTCGCGTAGCACACCACCTCGAGCGGCTTGCCTGCGACCTGTTCGACACCGGCCTTGACGTTGTGCGACCATCGACCGGCGGTGACGCCGATCGGGTTCGCCGCGTTGGTCATCGTCTTGCGTTCAATAGCCCGGCGACGAATCGCCTGCACGATCTGATCTGCGGTTCTCATTCTTTGAACTCCACGCCCGGCAGCAGGCCGCAGCGGCAGTTCGGGTGCCGCGTCGGTCCCTGACCGGACCATTCGCCGTCGGTGAACATCTCGTCGATGTGGATCGGATTCGGGTAGCGGTTGGCCAACGCACTGCACAACTCGCACTGACCACCTGCAACGTCCCATTGCTTCGTCTCGACGCCTGCCTGCTTCCAGCCTTGGCGGTTGCCTTCGTTGAAGGCGTTCGTCAGTTCAGTGCGTGCGATGCGTTCGGCCTGATAGTCGGTCAGCGTCGGCACCTCTCGAAGCACCGCGTCGCGAACGTTCGCGATGCTCAGTTGAGCCTCGCCAGCCGCGTCAGGTCGCATCATGCCGGTGATCGCGTTGTTGACCGTCTCCTTCAGCGTGTCGGGCACCGACTTCGCGAGTTCGAGGCCACGCTGCTGAATGTACTTGATCGCGTCCTCGTTCGCACGCGTGAACGTGTCAGGGTCCACGCCGACCTTCGCGAGGCCGTCGGCACCGCCCGCCGCGATGGTGTCGCTCAGGAACTTGTCGCACATCTTCTGCAACTGGTCCTGCTGCTCGGCGGTCAGGTTGTTGATCTGCGGCATGCCGTTGGCCCCGAGATGATCGGCGATCATCGTCGGCACCACTGCCGCGTACCAGGATTGAAGTTCCGCCTGAAACGATCGGAAGATCGCCGACACCGCAGCCTGCACGCCGGTCGCGTCGTCCCACGCCGTGACCATAGCCTTCCGCGAGAACGTTAGTTTCGACTGCACTGGAGCAGCATCGCCACCAACCACGGAAGGTCCGCTTGCATCTGCTCCAGCGACTGATGGCTGAGGATCGGCTTCGGGTGCCGCCGCTTTCGCCAGCAATCGCTCCATAGCACCAGCACCAGACCAGCGTTCACCGCCGCCGCACGCATCGCAGCCGCATCGGTTGCTGACAACTGCTTCCACGGTTCGGGTTCGCCATGACTTCGGTTCGGCTTGCGGTGCATCGTTGTCGGCCTCGGGTTCCACCTCGCCCTTGTCGGCGGCTTGCACATCGACGGAGGCCGCGTCCTCATCGACCGACGCCTCCACGTCGACGCTTCCCTGTTCTTCGGCTGGCATCTCGTCAGCCTTCGCAGGCGTGCCGAAGATCGGCATTGGTGCCGGTGCCTCGGTCTGTCGGTAACGCGGCAAATTCATCTCGTCGGGCAATGCCTCGAGGTCCATGATCGCGCGATACTCATTCGGCGTGACGAGGCCCTGAGCCTCCGCCGCACGCAGTTCTGCCGCGAGTTGGATCTGGTCGTCCTGGTTCGGATCGTCGAAGCAGAACCACATTTCGCCGGCATCGACGCCGAAGTGCGGCAGCAGCAGTTCCGTCAGTTCCGCCGCCAGCACCGCGAGTCGAGGAGCGATCGTGTACCGCATGTACTGAGCGTTCGCCACGCTCGCCGATGCGAGGTTCGCCGAGTTCAGGCGGTAGATCGGTTCAGGGATGCCAGCCGCGTCGTAAACGCGTTTCTCGGTGGCGGTCAGGCCTTCGACGTACTGCATCTCGTGCGGCTTCGCCCCGTACTGCTTGAGTTCCGTGTCACGCAGCAGCAGCACCTTGCCAGCGTTCGTCACGCCGCGAATGCTCTGGTTCAGGTGAGCCTGAATCTGCTTCATCTGTGCGTCGGTCGTCGCCGGTGCCGCCTGAAACACCATGCCGGGTTGCCCGCCATTAAGCCATCGCTGCGTTTCGCTCTGCAACGCCGCCGCTTCCATGTCGGTCTCAGGCGTGACCGACTGGAGCCACGACATGCCGCCTGCCGGATGAATCGGAGAGCCGTGCTGACGCAGGTACACGACGTCCTCGGCTGGCACTCGCATCGGATGCGAGCGATTGCGACCGTAGAAGTACCCTTCGATGAGGCCGGTGTCGCTCAGCATCGGCCATGCGAACTCGCTCGGCAGGATGTACGCCGACACCGGGTAGCCGTTGAGACGCTCGCCGACGTACAGGTACGCTCTGCCTGCGACTTCCTTGAACCAGAACAACTGCCACAACCAGAGCGGACCGGTATACACCGGATCGGGATTCTGGAGCAGGTCGAGGATCGGATGATCGAGGACTTCCTCGATGTCATCGCCTGCACGCGATGCGTACATCGCCGCCTTGCCGACGAGACTCTTGACCTTGCCACGGTTCGTCGCGTGCTTCATCACACGCTTGTCGGCCACCTTGCGGCCCTTGCCGCTGCCGCTGCCGACCTTGCGGAATAGACGCAGAGTTTGACCGCTCAGCACCGTCGCGTTGATCGACGCCGCTCGCCACGCCGTGCCGGTGATGCCTCGCGTGACGAGTTCGTAGTCGCGGCCCGTGTTGTTGTTGAAGCGACTCGTGGGCGCTTCGCCCGGAATCAGCGACGCGGAAACCCACGCTCCAAGCGTCTCTCGCGAGTCGAGTTCGATGCCGGAGTCCTTCGCCTTTGCGGTGGTCTTTCGCTTCGCCATGTTGGTCATGCCCAGGTGCGTGCCGAGTCGTCGGTTACGAGGTCAGTTATCGGCAGTGTACCCGCTTCGTGCGTGACACCGACCCACGCTCCGTGCGACGAGCGAGGTCCGTCGAAGTACATGACCGCGTAGCGTGCCGCGTCGAGGCCGTCGTCGAATTGCTTGACCGGTTCTTCCTTGTCGGCCTTGCCATCCTGACCCTTGGGGTAGACGAACGAATCGAACTCGGCGATGGTGGAGGTCGGCTTCTTCGCCGCGTAGAGGTCCTGATCGGTCTCTACCGTGCAGCCTTCGAGCCAGAAAAGCCTCGGCCTGCCGTCACCTTGGACCGCAAGGCGAGCGTGCATCGCGTCGCGGCCTGATCGCTGGTCCTTGTTTGCGGCAATGGTGTCGATTCCCGCTGATGCGAGCGTTGCACGATCTTCCGCGTCGTGGTCGGTAATTGTTGCCGCATAGGTCTCGCCTTTGCTTAGTTGGTTGATCTGCCTCGCGTGATCGGCGACCGTTCGCTTCGAGTGGTAGACCTCGCGATAGCAGTACAGTCTACCGTCGGGATCGACCGCCCACCACGAACAAACGAACGGATGCACGTACCCGAAGTCGATCGACCGCACCTTCGGCCATGATTCCCAACCAATCGGCATCGCCTTCACCACATGCAGCGTCGGATCGAACTCGGAATACACGAGGCCTTCGGCCGCCGCCCAGCGACCATCAAGCAGGCGTGCCCGACGATGACCTGTCAGCGTGTTCAGCGTGTGCAGGTACTTCGCTCCGGCCTCGGTCCATTCGCCGGTCGCCGCGTTCCAGAGCGTCGGGTTGTCGCGGTGCCGCGACTCAAATACCTGCATGATGCCGCGATCCGCTCGACGCTTCAACCAGTGCGAAGGTGCCGCAGGGTTGCAGTCAGCGATGATTTGATGATACGGACCCTTGCCGTTCCTGAGTCGCGTCGTCAACTTTTCCCAGTCGTCCTCGGTCAGTTCCGTCGCCTCGAACACGGCGATGATGTCATATTCCGTGGACATGATGCGGTCGGGGTTGTCGAGGCCGCCGACGACAAGCGTCGAGCCGTTGGCATAGTCGTACGCCGATCGCGTGCGACGTGCCTGGTTTGTCAGCGTGCAGCCAGCCTGCACGACCTTCGACTCGAACGTGACCAGCACGCTCTCGGTCATCGACGCACGAGTCTTGCGGACGATCAGGCCGCGAGTCTTCGGATGCTTGATGAGGTACAGATGCACCTTCTCCAACACGCCGCGAGACTTGCCGGTTCCAGCCGGACCCGGCACGAGGCACTCGGTCGCCTGAGACTTCCACAACGCCAGCACGCCGCCGTATGGCGTGTAGTTCATCGCTCGTTGGGCCTGATGCAAAGGTCGCACACTCCGACGTAGACGAACACGGCGGGATTCTCGACCACGCGTCGATACAACCAACCGCTCCGACCGTCACGAGGATACGTCACGCTGATCGTCTTTTCGCTGACGTCTTCGCGAAGGCCGTCCTTCGGGCCGCCTCGCATCTCGCAGATCGTCATCGACATTCAGCACCTCTCAAACGTCCTCGACCGGTGCGTCCTTCCCGTACATCTGGATCGCCTGCGTAGGCTTGCCATCGTCGAGTCGCTGATTTTTGTTCGCCTCGATGACCGCCGCAAGGTTGTCGGCGTCCATTGACCGAAGCACGCCAGCCGCCTTGATTGCGTCGCCGTCGTCGAGGCTGTCGGTCGCGATCGTCACAAGGCGATCGACGATGCGAGGCCGCATCTTGTCGGGTATCGGCCAGCGTTCACGCAAGGCTCGACGAATCAACTTCGCGTCCATGCCGGCGTGATGCGGATCTGCCAGCAGGCCGGAGTCGTCCCCTGACCCCACGTTCATCGTATCGGCGGTGTCGCTCATGGCTTGCTGCCTCGCTGCATCATCTCGAGCAGACCTTCGATGCGACCGAGTTTGGCGCTCATTTGCACCAACGCACCTTCGAGCTGCGTCTGCGTCGCTTGCGTCGCGGACAACGCCTTCTCGGCGGTCACCTTCGCGTCACCGGCAGCGGCTTCGGCGTTGCGTAGGGCCGTCCAGCCGTACGTGCAGACGAACGCGAACGAACCGATAATGCCGATCCATTCCTGTGCGGTGAACTTCGCCGTCACCTTGGTCTTCGATTCGATCACCGGCGTGGCGCTCATGTGTTCTGCACCTTGTTGATGAAGTTGACGGCCTCGGGACCTTGCCATTCGCTGAGCGTCTTGCCGTGAGCCTTGAACGCGTTCGCGACCTCCGGCGAAAGATGCTTCAGCACGTCGAGCGAATCGACGATGCGGGCCGCGATCGCTTCTTGAGCCTTGCGAGCGTCGGCCTCGGCGGAGGCGGTCTGTTCCGCCGTCGTCGCCTTTGACTTCGAGCGGTACGCGGATACAAGGCCAAGAGCGCCGGCGAGAACGCCGCCGATGGAAGCGACTCCAGGTATGCCGCTCTGCTGTGCGACGCTGGCGGCAATGGTCAGCGGAGCGGTCCACGCTTGCTGCCGCTCTTCCGCCGCCTTGATGGCCGAGGCGACCGACTCGCGGACCGATGCCGCCTCGGAGCGTGCCGAATCAACGGCACGGTCATGTGCCGCCGCGAGTTCGGCGAGTGATACCTGCGACGATGATTCGACCTTCTGCACCGCGACCTTGAACTCGCGGTCGGCCTGAGCCGCCTTCGCCTCGCTCTCGCGTGCGAGTTGCTCTGTCTCCATGAGCGCCACGGAAGCTGGCACCTGCATCGCCGCGTTTCGCGGACTGGGAACGCGAACCTCGCAGCCGCCTATGCAAATGACGGCGAGGCTTGATGCCATCGCCGCCGTGAGGAGAGAGTGTTGCCCATTCGTCATGCGGTCAGTGTACCGCAGAACGGTCGGTAAGGTCGAGCAAGCCAGCGAGGTCGTCGATGCCGCGAGCGACTAGATATATTCCACCAGTCGCACGCCAACGCTCGGCGAACTGAACCTGCGAGGCCTGCATCCGGCCTGTCGGAGTCTTGACCTCGACGGCGATCGGCCAGCCACGCATGCAGCCGATTAGATCCGCCGTTCCCGCTTGTGCTCCGTGTACGAAGTGGTCGCCGGATCGAATCACGCCGGCCTGCACGCGAACGACAAGAGCACCGTGCATCGTCAACCAGGCACGCACGGTCCGCGTGATGGCGTTCTCTGCCTTACCCACGGCAATCTCCGAAGCAGCGCGACCAAACGACGATGCCCACGAGCAGCATGCCGATGTAGAGGCCGCCGAAGAACATGCCCGTGTTGTCGCTGAACAGCAGAAACATCGCCGTGCAGAACAGCAGACCGGCAACGAACCACGCGGCACGCAAAGTCATGAGCCGTTCGAGTTCCTTGAGTTCGCGTTCAACTTTGCTCATTGCTTGCCCCTGCTGACACGCTCCAGGTCCACACGCATCGTCGAGCCGTTCGCATCGACCACGGCGACCTTCACCGAATCGTGAAACACCTTGATAGCGTACACGCGGAGCAGCGTGCCGCCTATTTTCCTGCATGGTCCTTGCGTGAAGTACCACGTCACCACCACGCGATCGCCGACGTTTGGAGCGTTCTTCCTCGCGGTTTGCAGGCTGGTCGTCGATGACGACACCTTGACTTTGTCGCCGGGCTTCAACTTGGGTTGATTCCACCACACGAAGGTGGTGAGGTTGGAGCCGCGGCGAATCCTAGTCATGCGTGTTCGCCTTGTGATTTGAGGTTCAACCGCCACTTGCGGTCGGGGTTGAACAACGCGTCCGGTGCGGTGATCCCCTCGCCGATTCGACGCAAGGCCTCTGCCTTCCACGTCTCGCCGTTGTGGAAGATTCGCCGGCGTGCGGCGGTCTCGTTTTCGCGGTAGTACGTCATCACCGCATCGACGAGTTTAACCTCACCGGGCTGCATGGTCGACCTCGCTCTCGTCAACGCCGCAGGCGAGGAGCGCCACGCGGCAGATCGCGTGCGGTAGCGCTTCGTCACGTCGCACGATCATCTTTGTTTCGTAGCCTTCATTCTTGCGGAACATTGAAACGGCGTGAGTTCCTGAATAGTCGCGAGATTGAATCCACCACCACCACCCTCTCGACTCCATCTCCAGCATCACGCTCATCGCGTCGGCGACGTTGGTCGCAGGCGTGAACATTCGCTGAGGTCGCATCACACGGGACAGCACGAGTTCGTTCAAGGTGTCGCTCATCGTTCCTCCATCGCCTTCGCCGCGTCGGTCACTTGCCGCTCCACTTCGATTCCACGCAGTCGATGTACATAATCACGCTGTTTCTGTGAGCACGAACGACACCGCATGGGTCAAGCACCGTGTCCTTGGTCGGGCCACTCAACGCGATCTCTCCAAGGCCCTTTGTCGTGCCCCACACGCGAATCACGCTCGCGTTTCCGATGGTCACGTCGTCGCCGCTGATGGCCACCATGCCGACGACAACCCAACCACGCTGCAAAACCACGATCTGAAGTCGCTGCTGCGTGATGTTGTCGTTCTCAACGCCGAGAGCCTTGTTCACTGCCGTTTCGATTGCCTTCTGAATCAACATTCCTCACTCACTTTCTGCGGCTGTTCCGCTTAATAACCAATGCCGTAGCCGTTGCCGTAGCCGTTGCCGTAGCCGTTGCCGTTGTCGTAGCCGTAGCCGGAGCCGGAGCCGGAGCCGTCGCCGTAGCCGTAGCCGTCGCCGTCGCCGTTGCCGTAGCCGTAGCCGGAGCCGGAGCCGGAGCCGGAGCCGTGGCCGTAGCCGTAGCCGTTGCCGTTGCCGATCAGACTATGTGCATCTTCGTGGTTCATCGCTTCTCCTCCATCGCCTTGGCCCGATTGAGGGCACCATTCTCGTCGGTTCGTTGTGCCGCTTCACATGCTTGATCATGGGCTTTGACCGATCTCCTGTGTAAAAACTCTAACTCTGTTGTCAGACTACATTCATGCACATCATCGTTGTGTCGCCACGCACGCACCTCTGTCGCCAGCACATCAATGTCGGCTTCGAGTCGCTTGATCTTTTCTTGAAACGACTCGTCACTCAAAAACGGATTGTCCTGCCTGTATGGGTTTTCGCTCATCGCTTCTCCTCCATCGCCTTCGCCGCGTCGGTGGCACGCCACGCATTGATCACGGCTTGATACAGAAGCGGATCGGTCACGTTGACGTCCATCTCTTCTTCGTACCACGCTCGCCACGCCTTCACCTCGGCTCGCAGCACGTCGCGTTCGGCCTCGGCCTTGTCAAGCCGCTGCCGCAGTTCATGGGCGTTGAGGCAGCCGGTGCCCTTGCACGCCGTGATGATCGACGCACGCAACGATTCGAGATTCGCCTGCGTGATCGCGAGATCGTGAGCGAGTTGATTCGCTCTCGCGACTTCGTGCATGTGTGCTTCGTTCATCATCGCATTTCCTCCATCGCGTGTTGAATCTTCAACCAGTAGCGCCACGTCGCCGACTTCTTGTGGCCGCTTGGCCCTCCATTGTGGATTCGAGCCATCGCCTCGTCGCTCTTGCCGCGACCGTACCGCTTGAGGTACGCCTTCACCACGCGGCGTGCGTACGCCTCGCTGCGACAATCCTGGTACGTGCCGCCGAGCGACTTGTCGGCCTCGACCGCATCACGCCAGTATTCGCGGTGAATCTGATACGGGCCGATCGCCTTGCCGCCGTCGCCGACGAGCGTGCAGTCGCCGCCGCTCTCCACTTGCCGAATGGAGTCGAGCAGCCGCTCGGATTGAGCGAACGCGGGCACGGACAAAATCGCGACAATGAGCAGGTGTTTCACTTCGCCTCCTTGGTTTCAATGACGTGCAGCAGTTGCTCGAGGCTCGCCTCGTGCATGTAAACCGCCTTGCCGTTTAGGTACTGCACGATCGTCGAAGGTGTCAGATTCGGCACCTTGCGAATGATCGAGAGTTTCGACTTGCCGCTCGTTCGCCACGCGTCAATCACGCGTGCCTGGATCGTGCGAGGTGCGGTTCTAGGTGCTTTCTTACGCATGTCAGATGCTAGACTCCATCGGATTCGTTCGTCAACCGACTTGAGCGATTTCCGCAGGATGCCACTTTCAGGGGACGCCGCGAGGCCATGACCACGCTGTGAGCGATTCCGAACGCTCTGGCGATGTCTGACCACGACACGCCGCCGTGGTAGTGCATGTGAAGGAACACCGCTCGCCGACGCTGCACCGCCTCAGGGCATCGCCGATAAGTGCCAGTTGTGACACGATCGAAGATCGACTCGTCGTCGATGCCGCAGGTCTCGAACGCCGCTCGCATCGCGATGAAGATCGCCGACACCGCCGAGGCCGATGCCATCGTTTCGAGCCGCTGCCGCTCGCGTGCCATGAACCTCGCTCGGTTCGCGGCAATCGTTTCTGCGACCTTCGCCCAATGCTCGGTCAGCCGTTGCGGCTCGCGAGGGAACCGACGCGGTTCAGGCGGACAGAGGCCGTCAGGCTCAGGCAGCGTCTGAAACGGCTCAGGAGCGATCTTCGCCGCCGCCTCGACCTCGGCAGGCTCGACGGGTGCCGGAGTCTCCACGGCAGCTTGCATCGCCGTCACGAGCCGCGTCCGACGTTCCTGCCTCGCCTTGTGCCGCCGCATCTCCTCGGCGTACGTCGTTGTCAACCTCGGCTTGATCGCCACCGGAATCGGCGCCGGCGTCGCCGTGGTCGGCAGCAGGTTTGTCGCCTTCATCGCTTCTTGCCCTCGTTCGCCTTGAGTCGCTCGGCGGTCGCGATGCCGTGCTGGTCCTCGTGACACTTCCGGCAGAGCGGTGCCACGTCGCACAAGTACTCGGTGCCGACGCGTTCGTATGTGAGGTGATGAACGTCGTCGGCAAACTTGTTGCAGATCGTGCAGCGACCGTTCGCCGCGATCATCACCGCGAGGCGGAAGATTCGCCAGTGCCGCGAACACAGGTACCGCTGGTAGTCGCCGCTCTCGCAGCAGGTGCGAGCGTTGCCGTATCGCTGCACGAGGAACTCGAACCGCTTGCCGTCGGGAATGTGATCGCCGTACCAGACCGGACGCGAGGTCGATCGGATGAGTTGGTCAGCCAGGTACGTCATGAGCATCTGCCGAAGTTCGACGTTAACGGCGGTGATGGTGGGTTCCCATGTCATGCGGCATTTCCAGTCATGTCCATTTTCCAGATCGAACGAAGACCGCGACGAACCGATGACGGCAAGGTTTGCCACTCGGCGATACCTTCGCTCGTATTGATGTACCACGACTTCCATTCGCTCAGAGTCTTGTGATCTGCGGGCGGATTGCTCATTTGTTGCAGCATCTTGATGCGTCGCTGTTCCTCGAAGATTTCACGACGCTTGTTGGAAAGCATCGAGTGAATGACGGCGATGTTCGGATTGTTGTATACGCTGTTGCGGCGATGGTTGTTGACGACTGACATGGCGGTCATTTCATCAAGCCAGTCATGCGTGAAGGTGTCGGTGAGAAAGATGACCTGCTCGGGCGTCGGCTTCCACTCAGGCCAGAGACCACGAACACGCACGATGATTTCGAAAGATTCCTTCTTGTTCATTTGATTCCCATCATTTCGGCTGCTTTTGCGAATACGGCGTCGCGACTGTACTGCTGATGCGATGATGCACTAGACTTATTTGATTGACGTGTCGGTCTCAGTCCTTGGTAGCCGCTGGCGATCGACTTCTCAATCTCAGCGATGATTTCCTCGACGGTGAACCCCTCGCAGACCGTAACCAGTTTCGAGGCGGCAAGCGCCGAGATGGGCTTGCGCATGTTTGTGCGATGCTGGTGAAACTCTTCGACGGCATGCATGAGTCGTGAATCAGAGTGTCCGCGATCACGCCATACGGTAACGAACTGCTCAGCCGTGATGTTGACGGATTTCTTCTTTGTCGCCGCGGGTGCGACGCTTGCGTCGCGGTTGGCCTCGGCCTCGGGTTCGGAATCGGAATCGGAATCGGAATCGGAATCGGAGGCACTGGATTCCTCCGGATTCGTTTGGATTCCCCCGGATTCACCAGGATTCATCCGGATTCCCTTGGATTCACCAAGATGCACCGGCTCGCATCCGGATTCCTCCGGGTTCATCGGCTCCTTCTGGATGCGTCTGCCGTTCTTGTTGGCTGGCTGACGCTCCGTAAACCCTTTGATGTGAATGTATTGCTTGTCATCCACCTGGTACAACTCGACCAGTTTGGCGTTGACCAGTTCGAGCGTGAGCGCCTTGGCCTGAGCCGCGTCGATCTCACGAACCGGCGAGGCGTGCACGGCGAGGTGCCGCCAGTTGCCTTTCAGGTTGCCAAAGTCGTCGGCGAGAACAACCAAGCGCCAGAACCACGCCTCGGCCATCCAAGAAACGGAGTTGACCTTGGCGTTGTCGAGGAAGCCGGAGTAGATGCGTCGGTAGACGCCTTCGGTCATGTCAAGAGTCGGCATGATGTTCAGTCCTTGAACTCAACGGCATCGCCTGCGCCAAAGACCTACCCGCGGTCCAGTCATGAACATGCGGCAATGACGCAGGCGATGCGGCTGAGTTGTGAGGGGTTTCGTTCATGAGGCGACACAGGTAGGTGCCATCATGATACCAGATCGACCCGATAATGCAAGGCCTCTTTACTAGTGCAGGCCGTAAATCACGCGATCGTGTCGCGGTCAGTCTCCGCACGCCTGAATCCACAAACCTCATCGGTCACGCCATTGTCGTATTTGATCTCGGCGCTCCAGTCGATGCGATCACGCAGGGCCTCGACGCGGTGCTTCGCGTCGTTGAAGCCCGCGACCATGTGCGGATCGGCGTTTCGCCTGAGCAGACCGCCATCGCGATACGTTCGCCAGCCGATCGTGTACAGGCTCTCGCGTGCCATGTTGCAACGCGACGTGAGTTCGTCGATCATCAGATCGTGGTCTGACATTGTGGTTTCCTCGTGAGGTGCTGCCGCCTCGACTCTCGAAACGGTGAATGGAGGCGTGCATCGTTTCCGCTGCACGCTCCAGGCTGTCGCGAACGCCGTCGCCGGCGGGGAGGTTGCCGCGTGCGAAAGGGCACGCCGCAGTGTCGCTGGTGCTGTTATTGAGGGCCGCAGCCCGACGCGACCTGCACCTATGCGCGTCACAGAGATCAGGACTGACGCAGCAGATACTTCGTGTGATTGAACGCACCGATCATGTCGGCGATGATGTTCAGCAGGTCAGTGCATTCCGGCTTGACCTGCTTCGAGAGCGTCGCGGTCAGGTAACCGACGGCGAAGTCGCAGAACGCGATGAGGTCGGCATTGTTTGCGTAGTTCACGCTCACGCACTTGAAGCCGCCCTCGTCGGCCTGTTCGACGCCGCCGTACACGCCGCTGTAGGTTTCTACGAACGAATCGACGAGGTCGTCGAGTTTGTCGTAGAGGCCGCCGAGCGTGATGTGTTCCGCGTGCGAGCGGGTCTGCCAATGAAAGACGCGAGTTTGGTTGAGAAGTCCAAGGAGTTCAGCGATCATGAGGTGTGGTCCTTTCTGGTGTCAGTGTATCTCATGCGTGAGCAAACTTCAGCATCGCCTTGGTTGGCAGTTCGACGACTTTGGGCATCTTTTCGCCAGCCTTCACAGACAGCAGACTCATGGGCATGGCGTTCGCCCATGCGTTGAACGCTTTGATAATGCCGATGATGATTGCCACGCGATCGTTCCATGTCGCTGTCGATCGACTGAGCATGAAGCGTGCCAGGTGCAAGCGAGGATCGTTTGCCGTGAGATTGACGCCGTTGTGTACGCGATCAAAGAATGCCGTAGCCACTTCAAGGCCATGAATCAGGGCGATCTGATACACCGCGTAAGTCGACACCGATTCGCTTCGACGCAACGGTCCTTTCGTTTGACCGACGATGTAGGTGATGACCTCATTCATCAGTTCGTTGGTCATGGTGCGTCGAACAACTTCATCGACCGTGGGCATGACCTGACTGCCGTACTCCTCATCAATCGCCATAATCAACTTCGTCACGGAAGCACGAACGTTCCTGTTGTTGATGCTTTCTTGCTTGAGGATTTGTCCAAGGTTTCGTTTCTCGAAGTCGTCGAACAACTTGAACACGTCAGGCGAAACGTTCCAGTTCGTGCAAACGTCGATGGTGATGCCTGAGTTCCAAATCGCCCAGAGCGTGTGCTGTCCGTTTAGGATGTGCCTGTCGGTCGAGAAAGCAAGCACGCACTGAGGAAACGCAGGCACCCACTCTCCAGCCAGCATCTTCCGCATGTATTTGCGAGCCACCTCAAGCTTGAACGAACGCTGATGAGGGTGATTGTTGAGCGTTTCAAACGCTTCTTTTGCCATCTCCGGAGTCCAGCGAATCACCTGAAACACGGGGGCCGCACCGGCGGACGTCAAAAAACCAAGAGTCGTCTGCATTGGAAATCTCCATAACCTCGGCCTATTCCGAGGAAACCGCCGTCGCGACGTTTCCGCCGCGAGGCGATCCACCACCGCAGGGAATCACGTCAACGACTGAATCGCGTGCGTCTGAAGCGTCTGGAGAGCCGCGTTCGCGTCAATGAACGTCGTGCCGCTGGCCTCGCCGTCGCTCGCCTCGAACTGCTCACGCGAGAGGAACTGTTCCTCGCCGATGCCGATGCCGTTGAGAGCGTCGGCAAACTGATCGCGGAGCGCCCATGAGCGGGCACGGTTGAAGAGCATGCGATCAGTGTAACTTTCCCACACTTTGCCGCCGAGGCCAGCACGCTTCGCGTCAGCCTGGCTGAACGTGTGCGAGACGCTCGGGCAGCCGTTGCGATGCACGGTCACGGTCGCGGCTCTGTCGCCCTTCGAGAGTTCGCCGCTGTACGCGAACTCCATGCCTCGCCAGTCGCGGTGCCGCTGGCAAAGCGCTACGGTCAGGTCTCCCCAGATAAGCAGGTTTCCACGCACGCTGGTGATGCCCTTGAACGCGGCACGAGCGGGAATGCCGAGCGACTGAGCGACCTCGATGAGCGCCACGACGCGAGCGACCGCCGCTTCGGCGCTCATGCCTTGAATCGTTGAGTCAGGCACCATGCCGCCTTGCAGGTAGATGCGAGCAAGTCGCCACGCTCCGTCGATGTCATCGACGATGTAGCCGTTCGGCCCGACGCGGATCAGCGGCTTCGGCGGTGCGACGCGAGCGAGTTCGGTCGGTGCAGGTGCCGCGATGTTCGGTGCGGCCTTTGCCATGATGATGTCGAGTTCGTCGTTCATTGAAGTTTCTCCAGACCTTCGGTGTGTGTTGACGTTCACCACGCGGTGAGCGTCAGAAGGGACTCTCGGCGGCAAGGTCGAATCCGCCGGGGATGGTGTTCTTGTCGGTGACCGCCCACTCGGGCAGCACGAGTTCGTCGATGGTATCCGCAGTGTGGTGCATGTTGGCACCTGCCTTCAGCCACGCGGCGTAGTCGGCGACGATGCGTTCGTTCAGTCGCGATGCGGCCTCGATCTGATCGGCGGCGATCTGATACACGCCGACGCAGTACGGTGCGGTCGATTCGACGGCGACGAACACGAACGGCAACGACTTGCCACGCACGCGGCGAACCATCTCCACATACCACGCCGCTTGTTGTGCGTAGCCGTACCTGGCACATGCCTTTGCAAATCCGCTCGGCGACGAATCGGTCGTGGTTTTCCAGTCGATGATGATCGAATCCGTGAGCCGGTCGATGCGGCACTTCCGGTCGCCGGTCGCGAGCATGACCTCGCTCTCGCCGGGCTGCGAGGCGAGTAGAGCCGCGACGCGATGCGACATGATCGACCGTCGCATGGCCTCGACCAGTTCGATCGTGGAGCGGTCGTCGACGATCTCGGCACCAGGTGCGAGGCTCGCGAGCCATGCGGCGTACGCGTCCTTGCCCGCCTTGGTGCGGCGGTCGATGCCTTCAGGTCGAACCGCGTACCGGTCACTCCACCCGTCGCCGACCTGCATGGCCTCGTGCAGCAGGTTGCCGAGGTTGAGCGAGTCGCTGTCGGTCCTTGCCGCGGTGCCGGTGATGACCGCGTGCATTCGCGGCAGCGACGTGCGACCGATTTTCAGTGCCGAGTAGTTGATTGCGTGAATCTGTGCGTATTCCTCGTTCGTCATTTCGTGTCCTCGTGCGAGCGCCGACAACTCGCGGTGATGATCGGCGAAACGCGGCACGGCGGCTTCAGCCGCCGCCCGCGTGGGGCAGGGGATTCGTTCAGTCGAGTTCGTTCATGCGAGCCATTTCCTTGAGGGTGTCGTCGATGAGATCCTCGACTTCCTGCATGGTCACCATGTAAACCGGCGTGTCGGAACATTCGAGGTTCATGCGGATCTGCTCGGCGAGGTCGGCCTCGACCTTCTTGCGGTCCGAGTAGTTCCAGTCCTCGACCTCCACGTCGTGCCAGCCCGGTTCCCAGTAAGTCGCATTGCCGCAATCGTGCCGGACTTCAACATCGACCTCAACCTCGAAGTCGTAGATGCCAAGGCGGTCGGAGTTCAGGTTGATCTTCATTGGTGTTTCCTCGTTGCGGTTAGTGGTTGCGTCTGCGACGTTGCAGACGCATGAGTCTAGACTCCTCCGATTCCAGAGTCAAGGCGTCACCAAAAAAAACGACTCCCCAACAAGGGGAGCCGCCCGCGATGGTCAATCCCGCACAGTCGGCGAGCATCGCGTATTCGGTTCCGCCGTGGTGTCAACCGGCACCAGCGGCGGTCGCCTTCAACGCGAAGGCGGTTTGAATCGATTCTGACGCGTTCCAAAGGCCGGACCCATGCCAGAGGTAAGGGAACGGGCCGGCGTGCGTCAGCGGCGTTCGGCGGCCTTGACGATCTCGTCCATGCGGTCGGTCAGTGCCTGGCTCGCGATGCGGAAGGCGTCGCCGGTCAGCGTGTCGCCGTCCTCGTACGCACGCGTCGCGGCACGGCAGAGCATCAAGGCGGACTGAATCACGCCGACGGCGACACCGAGGCGGCGAGCGTCGCGGCAGGCTTCGACGGCGGCGGAGGCAGCCACGTCGCCGGTCAGCACGTCCTGCACGAGGCGTTCGTCGGCCTTGGGGTTGCTGCCGGTCAGGATCGGATCGTTTGCGATGCGGTTCGTCATTGCAAGTCTCCACAGGTGCGAAGGCGGCACAACGCCGCCGGAATCGACGCGAACGCCGGTAGGCGATCGCGGCGGTAGGTGAGAGCATCAGTCAAGCGAATCGGCGGCGACGGCGGCGGCATCGCGAACGGCCTCTCGGATCTCGTCATCGGTCGCGTCGGGCTTGGCCTCGGCGGCGACCCACGTCGTGATCACGCGAGCGTCGGCGGGCTTCATGATCGCGTCCCAATCCCACTTGCAAACGGCACGGTCGGCGGCGTTGTCCTCGATGGCGATGATGACGATGGTGCGGCGAGTCTTCATGGTGGTTTCCTCGGTTGGGGGTTTAGTGAGACAGGAGAGCGTCACGCAGGCGAGAATCGGCGACGCGGTGATACTCGCGGATCGCGGC